AATGGCTTGTAGGTATTTTTGTATCTCATACCCCCTCCACCAGCTCATCAGGGATGTCCACCTCGTCGCCTAATCGAGCAGCAACCAACGCTCGGCAAAACGCAATTTGCAGAGTGTCCCCAGATGCCAGTCTCATTGTGTCCTGCCCGTTCCGCGGCGTACCATAGGCAAACGCACGCCATGTTTCATTGGCTCTACGCTGAACCATGCCGAACGATTTGCAGTATTTATCCATTAACTCCCCACACTGATCCCAATCGGTTGAGGGAGTGAAGTTACCTTTGCCGTTACTGAGCAAGTAATAATCGCGATTAGGCGCTTGAACTTCCGTATTATCCTTGTTAGCCGCTCCACCAATTGCCAGACATACAGCCCAGTCCAACGCCCGGCCTGTCAGTTCACTCGTTTTGATTTTCATTCAACACCTCGCTTAATTGCTTTCTTGGCTTCACGACGAATAGCAATGCCTAAACGTTCAAGCCAATCTCCATATTTCAGCAATGATTCAAGTTCATCGTCGATGCGTGGAAAGTCATTCATTTCGATATCGTTTTCCCAGCCTCTATGCAGCATTTTCTTTGTGACTGTGAGAGTTTGCTCTAGGCGGGTCTCTTCGTTGTAATGGTGTAGCTTGTATTTCTTAACTTTCTTGTCGTCGTCCTTTTCATAGGAAACTAACTCCATTGCTGTCTGCTTTGTTTTCATCTAAAAGTCCTTCTGGTAGTTATTGCGCTTCGCCGCCGAGCGCGTTAATCAGACTGTCGAACATCCGCGACAGCTCACCGGAGAACAGCACAAAGTCTGCATCGAATCGCTGAGCAAAATCTTCACGGTCGATATCGTCATTTTGATCACGCAGTGTTTCGCTGAACTTGATTTTCTTGATGGTAAAATCATCAGACAATGTAAACTGAATGCGCTCTTCCCATTCCAGCGCCAGTTTGGTGACGTACTTGCCAGATTCAATGTGAGTGGCAATTTCGTCGGTGATTAAGTCCTGATGCTTACAGCGGATAACACCGCCTTCTTCCAGAATCGCTTTCAGCTCGGCTTCGTCCTGCAACATAAATTCTTTGGGTAACTCGTTTTTACTCACCCAATCAGTCAGGGTTAATTCGATGGGACTAGCGAGCATCATCGGTGTGATAGGTAGTGAGCCTAACGTTTTTCGCAGGAGTGCCAATGTATCCTCGGCACGTTTTGCACTGTTGGCATCAACAACAATTCGCTGATTGTCGTTATCAATCCAGAGGTAGGTCTGTGATTCTTTGCTGAATGCCCGGGGTAACAGGGTGTGGATGACCTCATCTTTCAGGGAATCTTTCTCGGTCTTTTTCAGCTTGCGATGCTGCTCACCTTCCAGTTTTTCAATCTTGCTCCATAACTCTTTTTTGATGACCGATGAAGGCAATATTTTCTCTTCGCGCTGCATACAAATCAGGATCTGATTACCGGCTGCATGAGTGAGCGATGTTCCGTGATTACCCATTGGAGAAACCCAGCCAACTCTCATCATGTCTTGGCTGGCGCAGGGGGTGAATGCCAATGCTGCGAGTTGATTTTCCAGTGTTTCCGCTGAAATTTGGATGTCACGAGTCATACGATAGACCATCGCATTTTTAAATTGCATGATTATTTTCCTTATAACTTATTGAATTATATTATTTTACGTACGGAGAGAGAGGGGTTAAGCAGCAGGTTGACGTGATCGATAACTCTCCCACGTAAACATCAATGTGCATCCGCCGCCATCATTCATGCGATCCAGTACACGCTCACCAATAAACTCTGATAACTCATCTTTGGGTAAGTTACTGAGTAGGATTGTCGGCTTCATGGATTCATAGCGATTATTGATAATTTCAAAGAGGATTATTTTTTCTGCATCACTGCCGAACTGAACACCTATCTCATCAATGATTAATAGGTCTGGCGCTGAATAGCGATTTATGACTTCTGATTCAGTCTGATCAGAGCTTTTAGACCATGTTGATTTGAAGTCACGGGCTATTTTGATTGCCGACGTGAATTTAACCGATGATTGATGCTCCTGAATAACGTGCTTACCAATGGCAATTGCGAGGTGATTTTTCCCCGTTCCCGGCAGACCACACATCACCAATCCGCCCCCTTGTTTCAGTCTGTCCGGCCATTTTTTCGCGTAGGCCTTGCAAACTTTCAGGCAGCGTTGCGCTTCACGATTGACAGGATCATAGTTATCTAAATTCACCTTTTCAAATCGCTTAGGAACATCAAATTCAATCATGAGATTTCTGAGAGTGTCAGCGGATACCCATTCGTCGTGTCTCGCTATCCTAGTTTCTATTTCAGTTATGCGCTCATTCAAGCAATGAGGGCATTCGGTACTCGTTTTGATTGTAGGCATTTTTTCCATGTATCTTACGTGGCACTCAAATTCACCATGTGTTTCACATTGTTTCATGGATGTATTAGTCACGGCACCGTCAATCGGTTTAAATCCCTGTATGACTCTCTCCAGCCTGCCTTTCAGGGATACTAATTCAGCCTGATAATTCATCTAAACCTCCGCCCAGTTAGGTATGTCTGTTTGTCCGTAGTTGCGATCTGAAAAGTTTCCAGTAATCCGCTTGGCAGGTTTAATCTTGTTGCCCGCTTGTAGGTTCTGGTAATTCAACTTCTGACTGGTAGTAATAAACCAGTTTTTGGGCTTTTCAGCCTGAAACTCGATATCCAGCCGTCGCAGTTGAGTATCCAGATCGATGTGAGGGAAAATCTTTTTCCAGTTGTCATAGTTCTTTTGATTCAGTTTTATAACCTCTCCCTTGAACGCATATTTATTTTCCACGCAAGGAGCGTTAGCGACTTTTGCTATTGGTTCATTGATAGGTTCATTGACTGGTTCAAAAGAGTGACTGATTCTGGGTGCAGAATTTTCACTAGGGGCTGGTGCAATATTTTCACTAGGTGGTGCAACCGTTTCACCACATGGTGCAGAATTTTCACTAGGGGGTGAATTTCTTGCACCATCTAAATTCAGAATATAAATATTGGATGAATTCCCTTTTTCACTCTTCCTATAAACCTTTCTCACCAAACCTTGTTCACATAAGACGTCAATATGATTGATAACGCTCCTGCGACTCATTTCACATTGATCAGCGATATGTTGGTAAGAAGGAAAGCACTCTCCTTTGTCATTGGCGTTATCAGCTAACTTGAGCAGTACCATCTTCCTTGCCGTACTGCCCACTTTTATTTGCATGGACTTAGCCATCAAAATCATGCTCATATTCTTATTCCTTGGTTGGATCTTTCACCAAAGTTTTATGCACAGCGCTGTGATTAAATTTCGTTTTCATGTATAATTACCTCGTTGAAATGGTGTTTTGAGAGGGACTTGCATACTTCCTCTCAGTCATTAAATTGATAGTTCGAATTGCATTTCAGAGACCTCAGTTGTTAGCGCAACTGGGGTTTTTCTTTTTGGGTATCGGATATACTCAAGTGCTTCTATTAATGCCTTCGCATCCTCCCGATTTATCACTACGTTCGTGTCTGGCGCGTCATATTCAATGGCAACCAAAACGCGAGCCATTTTCGCAATGAAGCTAATGTCATCCAGTTTTTGCGGACGCTGCCAGCGTGTGATTTGTGATTCATGAAAATCAATTATTCTGGCTACATTCCGTGAACCTGTCAGCGCGATCTTGTTAAGCAATTCACTTTCCTTATCTCTGAATAATTTGCGGTAACTTGCGTGTTTCATTCGTAAAATGTCCTAAAGTTAAATTTGGTTAATGTTTGTTTAATAAATAAACGATAGATATCGTCTATCCTGAGATAGATGATGGTGAGTTGCCCTAACACGTATTCAGGGCGGTTACTGATCAAGATGTTAAAGAGCGGTACTGGTTATGCTGAGAGCAATTTCTTTCTGCTGATATCTAACAGGTCATTCGCCTGATATTTACCATCAGAGATTTGCTGGATTGTCTCGGCATAGTTGGTCTTACCAAAAAACTCTGTCTTGGGGAGAAATCCGTTTTTAAGCCACTTATAAACGGCTCTTTCGCTAACCCCACATGCATGAGCTACTTCGGTAATGCCAATATTTTTAATTGGTTCTTCCAAAGATCGCATAGTCACTCCTTTATTTTCGTACTTTCAGTACACATTATGATTGAACTGAAAGTTTTTTCAAGTGGATTATCATCGTACTTATGGTACAGACAGAAAAAACGCGCGAACAATTTTCCCAGCGGCTAGCGCAGGCCTGTGAGCGGGCTGGTCTAAATGAACATGGTCGGGGAGCTGCGATAGTCAGGGCTTTAGGGGTTTCATCTAAGGCGGTGAGTAAATGGTTTAATTCGGAATCTCTACCTAGACAGGAAAAGATGAATGCTCTCGCTGATTACCTTAATGTCGATATCGTCTGGCTACAGCATGGTATAGATAATACCAGCAATAACGCTCGCCCAGAGAAAATACAGGAAGTTAAACCACCAGTTAGACATCTAACTAAGGAACAAGAAGAACTATTAGAGCTATTTGATAGGTTGCCGGCAGAAGAAGCTAAGCGTTTCTTGAAAGAAATGCAGACAAAAGCGACTCATTTTGATGCAATTTTTGCTGAAATGCTGGCAAAGAGAGGCAGTAAAGCAAGTTAACAAAATATATACCATGTGTAAACAGTAACCATGTGAAATGTTAACTATGTCATACATTTTAATATAGGCCGCGAGGTGCGGCCTCCTGCTAAATCCAAATACATTGTTGGCGAGAGTATGTAGGATGTATCAAACACTAAGCCTCACTCGTTACAATCACCTCAAAATGGCATGATCATATGACACTTTATTATGATAGGCGCAGGAGAGGGAGGATTAGTAAGGATTATAACTAATTAGCAACATTAAATTCAAGCAGGTGAAAGATGGAAATAAAAGAAAAAATAGCATTCTCTTTTTCTTCAATAATACCTAAAAATCATGAAGATATAGCAACGCCAATCATTATAAGAATGGTGCCTAACGATATAGATTTTTTAGATTTTGAATTTAATTTTGGAGTTACTATAGGATTTGTTGGGTTAATAAAAAACTTAAGATATATATATAAAGTTTTTGTATATAAAGATGGAAAAAGCGTTTTTTGTTCTCCTAATGCTGACGCCGGATTTGTTTTTGAAAGTGAGAGCAATATTGTTGAAAATGAAAGAATATCGGCAACAACTACTGATCAAGTAGCCATCATAGCAGAGCCTGAAAATGGAATCTATGAGCTAAAAATATTGTTGTGTAAAAGTGGTGAAAGCGAGGACATTGTCCTTGATGAAATGTCTTCGTTTTTTGAAGTCATAGTAATATCTAAATGAATTCAATCTACTAATGGCGCAACTAATGAAATGAATAATATAAAGAAAATATCCATTCATCCCAAATATATATCGAGAGTTGACAAAAAATCCAGCTATTATGATAATACTGGAAATGATGGGGGAGGTGGAGGTATGGAATCACGAGTAGCAAAACTTGAGTCAGATGTTGAACATATCAAAACTACCATGAACGATATGAAGTCTGATTTAAAAGCAGTTACAAGCTATGTTGGTACAATAAAGACCGACGTTGCTTTGATACTACAAAAGATGGGTGACATATCTTCATCCATAGAAAAGAAAGCGAACTCAGACCAAGTGGCAGAGATTGATAGCAAAGTTTCCAAAAGGCCAACCGAAGAACAAGTGGAATTGAAAGTTTCAAAAGTAGAAACAAAAATCAGCGGCCTTAAGATATGGTTTTTGACCATACTGCTATTTTCAATAGCAATGCCAGTCATTATGTTTTTGCTAAACCTCTACATGAGGAAGCCGTAAAGCCCTCCCCCCGCCCTCCCCACGAGGGCTTTTTTGTACCTGCCTATATCCTCCCTTTGGTCAATTAGTGACCCCAATCACAAATTAAAATAATCTCAAAAATTTATTTCCTTATCTAACAATTAGTTATACCAAAAGTACGATATATTTAAAATAATTTGTACTTTTGGTACTTGTCTATTTCGTACTTTTGGTTCAATATGTATTCATCCAAGGCACACAGCCAAAGATAAATGCAGTACCGCTCTTTAACAAAATAGGAAGTACCCAGCTCTGAATAAGTGTTAGAGCAACCCACTGAGTAGGTTTCTGTGTGGCAGACCACAGCA